TGGATATTCTTTAATGATTAAAGAACCCTGAGTCTTCTTAGCAATGCTATTTACTTTATTTTCAAACATTGATTTTGGAAGTTCTCCAATCTTTTGAATATTAAGATTTAAAAGATTGGCATCAATTCTCTCAGCAATTTTTTCTTCTGCCATTTCACAAGTAATGTATAAGACATTCTTACTTTGAGATAGAGCAGCTGCGGCAACGTGACACATAAACAAAGATTTACCAACGCCAGTGCCAGCAAGAGCAATGTTTAGAGTTTTATTCGGAAGGCCACCCCTCGTAATCTTATTGAAAAATTCTAGATCGAAAGGAATTTTATCTTCTTTGCGATGATAGTATTCATATCGACTTTCATAGTCTTCGAGATAATCGTGACCAACCTGACTATTAAAACTTACAGAGAGGGCATCAGAGAGAATTGAAGGAATTGCATTCCTTCCTCGTTTCTCATCTTTACCGTCAGCAATTTGAATTGCATCCATCAGAGCAATATAAATTGCCCGATCACGACACCATTTTTCAGTAGTGTCAACCAACCACTCATCATTAGATTCAACTTCTTCAAATGAAGAAACACATTCAACTATCTCTCTATATGAGCTTTCGTTAATGTCAGTTCTATTCTCAATCTCAATCAAAAGAGACTCTTTATTTGGAATCTGATTATACTTTTCTACAAAAGAAAAAATTTCTTGAAAGATGACTTTTTCTTTTAGTTCTTGAAAATATTCTTCTTTGATAAACGGTATAACTTTTCTTGTATACTTTTCTTTTTGTAGAAGATTATTGAGAACTAAAAGTTCAATTTTCTCCATAACTAAATTCCTTACGTGCGATTTGATCAAGTTGTTGCATTACTTCTTCGGTGAAGTATAGTTCAGGTTCTTTTAGAATCTGTTTGGCATAAATCTTCTTGCCTTCAATCTCATAACGTCCTGCTACATTCTTCCAGAGTCCACCAATCTCACCAAGTTCCAGAAGACCATAATAACGATCAAGGCCGCGCTTATCATAATACAAACGGATTTCAACATCTTTATTCTCCTTACTCAGACGCGATTTAGCAGTCTTAGCCTTGATAATATTGCCGACCACTTCTGTTCCATCCTTTTCTTTCTTTTTGCTGAGATAGATGATCGTAGATGCTGCGTATTTGAGTCCAGAACCTCCGCCCATTTCTTTCGTTGGTACGTAAGCTCCGATGACATCGTATGTATGATTTGTGACAATGAGGGGAACATTTGCTTGACCTAGTTTGAGTGTGAGCATTCGAAATGCACCTTTGACCAGTTGGGATTTGGTCATATCACGAACTTGTTTGTTGTTCAGTGCATCGGTAATTTCTTTCTCAGTAGAAAGCATACCCAAAGAGTCTAACACAAAAATACAAGGTTTGCGTTCTTCTACTGGTTTTTTAAGATAAATGTCTACTGCTTTAAGTGCCTTACTGCGAAACTCTTCTATGGTGACAACATTAACCACGATAAGACGTGATGTGTCAATGCCACGTGATTCTAAAAGTGACTTATTAACAGCAGCTTCAGTATCAAAGTAGAGGCAATAACCATCGGGGTGAGTATCAAGAAAATTCTTAACCACAGCGAGGGAAAAGAAAGTCTTTCCAGTAGAAGACTCTCCAGCAATAGCAGTAATCTTATTCCCAGATACACCACCAAATATACTACCTGAAACCAGTGCATTAAAAATGTATGAACCCGTGTCCACATAAGTTTCAGTCTCGTCGATGTCTGCTGCAAGATGCGTATAATCATCTCCAATCTCTTTTACGATTTCTTTAAGGAATGTTAATCCAGAGTCAGTCATTTTATCCGCCATTCTACACAAGATTATACTACAAAATTTTGGTGCCGTCAAATATTTTGAGGAACGGCACGATATCCTTTATGTGACTTTATTCCTCTTTTATAATTAAGCATATTACATATGGTCGCCTTATCTAAATCATTTTCTCTACAAAACTCTGCTATATTTTTACCATAAATTATTTCACCATCTGGATTTATAATAGAAAAATTTTTACTTTTTTTCTCCACTATTTTATTTACAACTTCAATATCTCTTTTCTTCCCATACAAAAAATGCTTTTCTCCTTTCTTACATTCACTCAATTTTCTCCTCGTTTCTTCTGAAACTTTTCTACCTTTATTTTTTTGTCCTATTTTTCTTTTAGTTTCTTCAGAATGCAATTTTCCATAATTAGGAGGTATTCTACCTTTTAATGATTCGCTCAATTTTTTCTTGTGCTCTTCATTTCTATTTTTAGAATATTTACTCATTTTATTTTTAATTTTTTCAGTCATAACATATGGTTTTTTACCTTTCTTTGATTCAGACATTCTAATTCTTGCACTTTCATAAAGATAAGAATTATAATATTTACCTTTTGATTTCATTAAAATATGAGCGTGAATCATTTTAATAGTTCTCTTATCTTTTAATCCATATCTCTTTATAAATCCTTTTTCCAATAATGCGTGGACGATATAATGCTCTCGTGCCGTAAGTACAGCAATTTTATCATTTTTACCAAAAATACTTATAGGAAATATATGATGTCTTTCTGTGTAATCGTTAGGAGCAATTCTACTTTCTGCTTTCCTAATAAGATTACAATAAACTCTTAGATAATTCATTTCTACTCTAACTTGTTCGCAATACTATTTATATAAGAAAGGGGGGACATTTCTGCCCCCCAAACTTTACCTGAAAGGTGCGAACAAGTCAGGTATTATTATTTATAGTTATCATCTTCAATATTTTTCATTATAAAGATCAACAAGAAGTTTTCCATTATAGGTCCAATAAGATGTTCCTCTTTTAGATCCACCTAAAAAATAATTTACAATAGAACTCATAGATGTCTTCTTTCCATTAAAAATTACATCGTTATTAGGACTTGATACAACGCAAGTAATTTTTGGATCATTTATATAATGTAAGGTTGCCCCAAGTGGAATTCCAAAATCACAAAATCTAAATTTTGGTTTTTGTTTTTTAGTTGAATTTTTTAAAAACTGAAATTGTGAATTTGGTTTATTGTATTTTGTTGAAACTTTTTTTACATCCTTTTCTTCAATCAAAGAATTTTGTCGTTCAAATTCTTGAGCGGTTAAACAAATCATAGTTGAAATTAAGGTAGGGTTTTTAATTGCATACCCATTACCAAGTCTAGCATCAATACTTTGAACTGCGTGATGTAAATATTGATCTGTAATCCACTCAGCGTAATTTAAATTTGAATTTGCCATATGTATGTGTATGTAAAGGCAAATCTATTATAGGCGATAAAAAAAGAAGTGTCAACCCTATGCTACCATCCCGTATTGTTCATGAAGAATTTTTTTATAAGGTAAACCTTGGTCTTTAAGTTCTTTTACCAGTTTAAGTTTTTGAAACAATGCTGTGTCTCCACCAAGAGCCATAGCATTAACAATAGTATTCAGTTCTTCATCAGTAATAGGTAAATCCATCAATTCCACCTCAGTGTATCCAGATATTTTAACACATTTTCTCGAACATCCATAAGCTCATGAAAACATTTTTGATCATGTGCTGCTTGCCTAAGTTCATTATCTGGTTTAAGTGCAGACTCTATAAACAAATCCACTCCCCTATTCCATTTTGTCTGTTTTGATTCTGCATCATATACTGTGTATTCATTATTCATGAGAAAAAGTCCTCCAAAGAAATTTGTTTTTCGGATTTCCATCCAATTGCATCAAGTACAACTTTAAGTGGATCTAGAAAACCTTTGTCGAATTGCATGTCATAATTAACATACTTTTCTATGCCTAACTCCCTCGGAAACTCTTGAATAAAAGAGAATACATTTTCATATATTGGATTGGGAGTTTTTAAATAGCAAAACTTGATCTTTTCTCCATTTTGAATAAATGAATACTTGGTATCAAGATTCTTCATTTTTATATAGTGATTATACAACAAAGCTCCTCTGGCGTGAATAGGTGTTCCTTTGTTATAAATTATGCTAGTTGATCGATGCTTGTTTACATCGCTAACTGTTCGAGGGAAAGAAATTTCTTCTGGTGTCATCTTTTTAAAATCAGATCTACACCTATCAATGAAATCAATCAGATCATCTTCGGTAGAAGACATGATTAACTTCAAAGCATCTTTAATCATTTGACGACATGGAGCAGGTGTTGAAGACTTAACTGCTTCAATGCCCATAATTTTTAATTTTGGTTCTTCATAACGAACACCCTCACTATCCCATACGTTGAGAATATAACGCTTCTTGGCAGTCCAAATGCCACGATCCGCGATGTTCTCTCGTTTCATTTGCATCTTTTGATCATATGCATTAACATATTGCGCCAAGGACTTATAAGCGTTTTCAATATAAGGTTCAAATTCCATCTCACAGATCTTATTAAGGAACGAGACAACGCTCTCAGTAGTTTTTTCTCTCCCGTTGTACACAGCATGTACGAGAGGACCAAGATTGAGGTAGATAGAGTCAGTATCCGAAGCAATAACATAATCAACATTTTCTGTTTTCAAAATTTTATTGATGTGCTGATTCATCTGCATTTCAATCCATCTGATACTTACTTGACCAGATAGAGTAATCGCTTCTGCATTTGCTAGTTTGTAATACCTGAAATACTGATTGCCAATTGCACCATATGCAGAATTGAGAGAGATCTTCTTTGCCATCTGAATATTATTGCATCGAGCAATTTCCTTTTCTAACTCCTTTGTCTTTTTTTTCTCATATTCTTTTTTAGCAGTAATCATCTTCTTTTTGAAGATGACTCGCTCGTTATACATCTTTTCCATGAGTTCTGGAAGGAATCCACGCACATCTTTACGGAACATTGCTCCGTTCGCACAAACTGCCTTGTCCTTATACAGTTCAAAGGTAATCTCCTGGTTCAGGATCTTATCCACAGTCACAGTCGGGTGCCTCTCATCCAAAAGAGTTTCTGGTGAAATATTGTACTGCATAATAAGGTGTGGATACAGTGAGTTCAAGTCAAAACTCACCACCCAGTCATACTTACCAGGAATGGGTTCTTTTACAT